AGATGCCGCCAGCATCCTGTATCTCCTTTTCTACTTCCTTTTGATGGGCCGATTGTCGGTCGCGTCCAATCTTCACCTCTATACCGATGAATCGGCCGTTTATGATCCCGATAATATCGGGGATACCCTTGCGGGTTACTCCCGCCCTGTAGGTGCCCCGGCGCTGGTCATAAACCGCACCGTTGTTTATGCGGTAGGCGATACCCTCACGCACCCATTTCATATCAAATAGGATGGTCTTGGTGAGGTCATTGGCTGTCTTATCTTTAAATGACTTCTTCACCAAAGCGAATGGTGGAAGGTCGGGGTGTTTCTCGGCGTTGAGTTTATTCGCCAGGGCTGCGAGTTGCTTGAGGTTCTTCGGTATTTCCATACTTTTTCATTATTGTATATTCAATCAATCTGGTTATTTCGCTCTTATTCAAGGCATCAAGGTAGTGGGTAGCATTCTCCCAGCACCGTGCTTTGAAGTGGTCAGAGTCCTTGTATTTGTCGCTCATACTTCTCGAGTTTTTCTTGGAACTTAAGGTAGGCATCGAGCGCTTTGGTGATCTCTGCTTCTATCTCGTTACGCCACACGCGGTGGATATTTACCTTCTTGGTGTTCATTCGGGGGTCATAAGATACGAAATCGAGCCAATTGAGCGTCTCTATGACTACAAAATAATGAATCACCTGCGCCAGGTACTCTGATGGCACCCTATTGATGCGGATATACTCGATATGCTTCTTAGTGCTGGGGCACTTCACCTCCACACCACCAACATAGGTGTCGCCTTCTTTTACAAGGCCATCGGGTGATACCGCTATAAATGGATATTTATCGTGCACGCAGAACCCTACCTCTTGGACCTCGTGCCCTGTTACCTCCTCATAAACTCTGATGGCTTCGGGCTCGAAAAGGATGCCGTGGCGCATAGCTTCTGAGGTGAATGATTCTGGGATAGTACCGCTTAGGCGCTCGGCGATGAGCTCATCGATGAACGGCAGGTTATTCTTCGCGAACACATTCTTCGCTCGTGATCCAGTGATAACGCCGAGACGGGCTTCGAACCACTCTTGGCTGCGCTGTTGTAGTTTTAACTCTTTCATTGTTGTTGTGTGTTATAGTTAATCGTTTTCGATACCGTTCTCCTCGAGGTCTCGGTTCATTAAATCTATGAGGAGGTCTTTTTTATATCCTTTCATTTGTTCTCATATCTTTGATTGGGAATAGATATTGTTTCCCATCTCGTTCTACAATTGCCGATGTGCCTCTACTTCCAATGTAGGTGTATTCTTCATTGTAGAATACAACCTTATCGCCTGTTTTCATAAGATAAATTTATTTATCGGTGAGGAGTCTGGCGACTCATCTCTCTTCGGTGTTAAAGGTTTGGTTAAAGTAATTATCAAATCGTGGTTGAGGTAATGATTCCCAATCTCCGCCCTCCATATACGCATCTTCAATCTGCTCTTTTTCCATTTGTGCGGCTTGATGAAACCATTGTATTTGCTCTTCAATCATTGTTGATGAGTCAAATAGTTTGTCCATTAAAAACCCTACTGCTGTTTGTTTCATTTCTCTTTAGTGTTAAAGGTTATCCATTGTGAATACATACCTCGTATTCGCATTTTTTACATTTGATAGCGGTAAAATAAGAACCTTGACCGACTTTAAATTCAGAACCTCCGCAGTGCTTACAATAAAGTGTTTCTACTGGTTCTTCTTCATAGACTTGTCCTATATGAAACTCTCCATCTTTTTTATATTCTACAAGGTATTCAGGGTAGCATTCATATTTACTAACTAATTCTTTTGGGTCGTGAAATATTTTCATAAGATAAATTTATTTGCGGTGAGGAGTGCAACGACTCATCTCTCTTTGGTGTTAAAATGTTCTACAATCAACTCAATCGCCATTCCTAAATCTTTAGGCTCTGCCATCTCTAAAGTATCATCACCTCTGCGCCACTTGTTGTGATTCTCAAGTAGTGTTACTGCTTCTTGTAGTGTCATTTTTGTTTGATTTTAATTACATAATTTATGCAGCGTGGTATATGTGAATAGTCGTACTTGTGGTAGGTGATGTATGAGTTGATTATTTCAACATCGTTTTCATTTACCCAATCTATAAACTCACTATGCTTCTTCATTCCATCAGTTCCATTATAGAAAGATAACTCTCTAATCTCTGATTTGGTGAAGAATCGTTTTAGCCACTTCATCTCTCTTTGGTGTTACAAGTTATTTCAAAAGGAGGGTCATATGGGTTTTTAGTAGTATTTGGCGTATGGTAGTGTATCTGTTCAGATAAAAGTATTACCGCCTCTTCTGCTGTGATATGGCTTTCCTCTATCAATCTTTGAACTATTTCTGCTTTACTCATCTCTCTTTGGTGTTAAAGGTGTCGTTGTAGTATTGCTCTGCTTTTTCAAGTGGAGTACCATCGGTGTAATCACATTGACCATCAATATGAGCATCTATAATCTCCTCCCACTCTTTCTCAAGCATTGATTGCGCTAACTTAATAGCTAACTCTATGCTTTCCGTTGAATTGCCTATGTCTTTTGTGTTTCCATAAAAAACATCTAGCCGTTCAATTAACTCTTGTATTGGTGTTTTCATCTCTCTTTGGTGTTAAAGGTTCTGAACTATAAAATAACCTATCCATTTACCTAACTGCCAGCATCCTATAATAAATACAATGTCTTTTAATATCTTTTTCATTTCTCTTTTGTTTTAAAGGTTTTATTTGCGTTTATAGCCATAATTTGGTTCTTCTTGCAAAAGAAAACTAAAGGTGTCAAGCATCTTTTGCTTCTCCAATTTCTTCTATGGTTGGGCGTTTTCCATCTGCCCACAATCCTTTATAGTGATTGATTAGTTCTTTTAAATTTCTCATTTCTCTTTAGTATTAAAGGTTTTCTATCTCTTTTCTCACTTCTTTCCAATACTGACCGAATGGATTAGGCACTAAAATATCTTCAAGGTATGTGGTTACCTCATCTACCGCAATCAATGCTGATTCTTTAGCAAGTCTAATTCTAATGCCATCCACAAGTTCGTTTACTTGTGATAGGTTAATAGTTATAAATTTACTGACTAACTCTTGTGCTTTCTCTTTTGGTGTCATCTCTCTTTTGTTTTAAAGGTGTCAAGCATCTTGTGCGGTTTACTTGACATAGTGTTCTATTAAAGACACAAAACCCTATCGTTCTGTATCATTATTGGTTTCTAATTTCTCAAGCGTGTCCTTTAGAATCACATTCCAAGACCATTTGTCCTTGTCAGCGTTCCAAAGTTTCTCGTACATCTCCAGTAGTATCTCTCTATTTGTCATTTTACCATTATTTTGTACATCAGAGCGTACAATTTTACCCTTACTTTATTAAGAATTAGCCATCTCAGTAATATCAACACCGCATCTATCCGCTATGGCCTTGAACTGTTCCTTATTCGTTACCCTGGCCTCATAGGTCCACCCTTTGATGTGTCGGATGATGGTATAGCCCTCAACATTCAATCTACGCACATCGCTTGGCTCTGCGATGATGTACACGCTGTGTAATTCGTTCTTATTCATTTTTATTGTCTCTATGGTTATCAATCTCTTGGCGGAGCATTGCGAGCTCCTCTAAGTCCATACCAAGCACCAGCTCGATGTTGTACTGTATCTTAGTGAGGAGCTCTGGATCCGTATCATCCAATGCAGATAACGGACCTTTAAGGGTGGCCTCCATATCTCGCTCCAGAGAGCGCATCTTATTCTTGATGGTATGCTTATATAGACCAGTGCCTTTGAGCTCGTCCATCTGCTCGAGAGTGGCTTGTAAGAGGGCCACGAGCTTTACACCCTCTTTGAATACTTTATACTTCTGCTGTTGTGTGGTCATTGCTTAGAGTTTTAGCCATCTTCTGCGGCGTTCATACTTTCTAATCAGCTGGGCGCTATTATCAAGTAGCGCTACCACATCATCATTCCATTGCGTGCGTGATGCCGTGATGGTGATGTTGAGAATCTCCCAGCGGAGCTCAGCGATATACATATCAATGTATTTCTTGTGGCGCATTGTGCGCATCATTCTATTTATCAGCGTTCTCATAATATCCTTGTTTGAAGTTTACAGCGGCCATCTGAGCCTTCTTCTCATTGTATAGCGCTGAGAATGCCGCTTTAATCTTATCACGCTCATTGGTGAGCTTCTTCATCTGCTTACTAAGCTCCTCCAATTCTTTGGTGAGGTCCTCGCGCACCATCTTGAGGTGATCGCGGAGCATTTGAACCTTTGCCTCAGCCTCCTCACGGAGTTGCACCTCACGCTTGATGGCCTGGCGCATCTCAACCTGTGTGATGGGCTTGTGGTATTCCTCACCAAGGTAAGAGCTAACGAAGTCGAAAATATCGCAGTAGAGCTCGAAGTGTCGCAGGCGCTTTGTCGGATCGCTATGGTAACGAAGGGCGTGCTGCTTCTCAGCGTGGACCACTGAACAGTGGCTCATTGCCTTTACCTTACCATCGGGAGTCTCAAAGGTGAACATACGAGCTATCTCATTGGTCGTGAAGTGGGGGCGTAGGGCCACCATCAGCGCACTGCGGGCATCAACCACCTCCCTGCGGCGGGTGCGCAGAGAGGGGTCAATGTTAAAGTGCTCGTGCACCGCTTCTATTAAATCGAGGTGATTCATATCAGAACGGCATATCATCTACATCCTCTTCCTCAAACGCTGCAGGAGCAGTGGCCGTTGGGATGGTTGTGTCTGGCACCTCCTCAGAGAGCGGTGCTGTGATTTTCACATCTTCCCAAAGGTCTGAATCATCGGCGCTATCGATATCATTCAATGAGAGGACAATACCTTTATTGATATATGCCGTTAAACCCTTTTTTCCTGCCATCTCCCAGCTTTTAATGAACGCACGGACACGGAGTACCGAACCATTGCCGATAAGGCCTGTAAACGGCGTTTTTGAGGTATCCCACAATTGTGGTGGGTTGTTGCTTTTCAAGCGCACTGTTGGCTCATCATACTTAAACGTGCCGTCCTGGCGCTTGATGTTCAAGTGAGAGAGAATCTTCATTGACTCAAGCACCGCTTGGCTCTCCTTATCAAGGGTGAGCTCCACTTGGTACTTCTCACTAAGTTTGTTGGGTCCGCTCTTTTCCGTGAGCTGTGCCCAATTCGCTGTACCAGTCAATACTGCTGATACGCCTTTTGCAAAATCTAACTTTGCCATATCTGTTGTTGTTTATGCCGCTTCATTAGTGGTAGCACCGTGCGGCGTTACGGTGCTATGCTTGGAATCCGAATAGTACGGATGCTAATTTATAGATGAGCGCCAGTATCGTGATGGCTGTAAATGCTGCCGAACCTATGGCGGTGTAGAACGTGGCTACCTGTAATCTGCTAAACTTTTTCATTGTTGTGTTTTTTAGTCTTATGCTTTTGGTTCTCCAAACATACGCAATCAATTTTAATTCACAACAATTAACACGAAGAAAATTCTCCACACAATTATCCACAAAACAAGCGATGAGTATTTATACCTAACCATTAGTATGGTTCTCTCGCTCTATTTTTCACTGCCAAAATATGAGTATCTATTTACCTACTCGGGCCGTCAAGGCCCGATAGGGAAATAAATACGAAGGCAGAGATTTTGTTTTTTTATTTTTTTTCTCCCTATATATAGCAGGAGAAAAAAAACAATTAACAGGAAATTGTTAATAACGACCCCTTTTGTGTCAAATATGAGACTTTAAAAAAGAGCCAAAAACCACCCTCTGAGAAGGTATAAATAAGAAAAGCCCCACCAAATTGGTAGGGCTTCTCACACACAACAACAAAACAACAGCATACGCCGTTGAGTGTTTTTACCTATTACTTTGGAAGGGCAGCGGCCACTATTCTCATCACCACAATGGTGAAGATGATGCCCAGCGCTGCACCTATACCCATACTTTTTGGGCTGTCTTGCTTCACTACCTGGCGGATAGGGACCTCTTTATACACCTTAATGGTATCGGGTGGGCATTCCACATCTACAGCGATGGTATCGAAATACCTGCGCATCTCTACCCTTACGCCGTCCTTTACTATGGTTACTGTATCCACCTCTTTAATCGTTACCGTGTCGCTTACCCTTACGCTTTGCGTTACTATGGTGGTGTCCCATATTACTGTCGTATCCTGCGCAATCTTTGGGTCCTTTGCAATCGCACGCTTTAGGTGCCACTGAGCAGAACAGCTCTCGAGCAGTATCACAGCGCTTATGATCCACAGGCCTCGCAATCTTCTGGGTTTTCTAAGTTGCACGTTGGTTGGTCTTTGCTTTCCAGCTCGTTAATGAAATCGGCGAAGTCATCGCTCACATCGTGGGTAATGGTCATCTCTTACTTTTTTGGGTCTTTACTAAATAGGAATCCGAGGGCAGCGATAATGAACGCGCTGAACTCGGTGAGGCTGGCCTTATCCAATAGGATGAGCACCACGCCTGTTGCAAAGATAACCGCACCAGAGATGGTAGTCTTTTTGTTTTGGGTAATTCTTTCAAACATCTTATTGTTTTGATTGTTTTATAATCTTCTGAATGGTGTACACAATAGAAGCTAAAAGCGCGATTATTGTGAGTACAGACTCTACATTAGCAAAGAACATCACCATTGATGTGGTGTTCACTGCAAGTACCTTAATATCGTCAATGGATAGCATAATGGTGATGTGTTATTTATAGTGCTTGTATTTCGTTCGTCCTTTATCCTTATAAGCTACGAGAACCTCACCTCTATTGTCTCCATCACGGTAGCTACAATGTACCCACGCTGGACCGCTCTCCCCAGAGAACTCCCAAATGAGTTGGTCGAAGGTGAGGTGGTCTTTAATGTAATGGAACAGGTCCGCATTGGTTACGCCACCAAACACATCGGCATCGAGGTCTAGGGCCTCACCAAGGGAGTGCTGCGATCGTGATGAGCCTCCAATAGCATTGTTGAGCTCCTCGGAGCGGTACCCGCTTGTTACCGCTATGGGCACACCGAAGTGGTCGCGAAGGGGTTGGAAGATATTATTCGCCACCGCCTTGAGTGCTATGAGGTGGGCAACGGTAGGCTCGTTATCAATACCGAGGCGCACCGCTGTTTGTGATTTTACCACCTCAGAGAGGGAGAGGTTCTTACTGAGCTGCATAACGTAGTAGTATCATTATAAGGGCAAAGCCCAATGTTGAGGCTATATTCCAAAGCATTGTCCCCCAGTAAGTGAGGGGTAGTGCTACGGGGTAGCCTAACTTATATCCAAAGGCTTGGAATAGCCCCTTACCGTTATGGCACGAGAACCATTCTCTTTTACCCCATATTATCCGTAGTGGCTTATCTATAAGGTCGGGGAGGTTAGCCATCACCCAACCACCCATCAAGAGCCAGAAGTCGCCTAATGTAGATGCACATATATAAACGAGCAGAAGGTTCGCCTCTACGATAGCTGCCTCCTTGAGGCTCTTGTAGCTTGTCTCCCCTAAGTAGTCCATCACGAAGTGGGATAGAAAGGCAAGACCCAACCCCATTACGGGGTCGGGTGTTACTAATACTATTGCGCCTCCTATCGCTCCGTGAGTAGACGACCACATTATAGCTCCTCTTCTATCACGGGATTGCAGTACTCCGCATCGGGATTCGCTTCGCAGTACGCCTTTGCATACTCCGCAGCGTGTTTAGAACCAAAGGTGTGAATCCCTACGGGTACGGGCCATACTATCGCAGAATCCCAAGCCGCTAAAGGTTCATCACGCCAAAGCACATCAACGCTATATAGAGGGCTTTGTACCTCACATATTGGGTTGCCTTCTTCATCCGTTCCCCAAGTCTCGCAAAGGTTGCCTAAGATGACCACCATTACCACCGCATTGGTGTAGTGTTCGTTTCCTTCTTCATCGGTTGTGGTGATTAGGGCTTTTGCTGCTTCAAAGGCTTCAATAGATGCGAAGCCGTATTTTCTCATTTTCATCGTTTGATTCTTTTTAATCCGTACTTATTTTTTCTGTGACCATTTAACATATTTAGTAAGTTAGATTTTGAGATTCCTAAATCTTCAGCAGCGTCTGCAGTACAAGCATATTCTTTCCCCGTGTATTCACAATATACTGGATATGAGCGTTTCAATTGCATTTTACGAACCGCTTCTCTTGGCATCTTTTTACCATACCAAGTCCCTACTTTACCCCATTGAGGATGTTTTTCACCTTTCTTTGCATCGGATAATTTTTTTCTGTGTTCCTCTGTAAAAAAAGTATTTCCGCTCTTTGCTTCAGATATTTTTTTCTTTGTATCCTCTGTGTGTCTAACAACTCCCTTCCATTTATTAGTAAGGTTGTACGACATTGGGTCATTCATCGCATCTAATTCCTCAAGAATGAATTCCTCTAACTCTCTATGGTCGTGACCAAAGTAAAGAATCTCTCTTGAAAAAGATTCCTTACGCTTTTTATAGGCTTTATTAAAAAAGTGACCGCCTCCAACATAGCCATCTTTTGGATGACCAGTATGGCTTCCGACATACCACTTATTGTTAGAGGCATCAGTCCACTTATATACAAAGCCTATGGTACACATTAAGCGATAGTTGTTAGGGCTGCCAATTCAGCATTCGTTAGACGGGTTTTGAATAGTAGTGATTGTTTGCATTCGGTTGCTATAAACGCTGGATTCGTTGTTCCATCTAAATTTCCAATAAATACATCTGATAATCCGCTTTGAACCGAACCACTTGTATCACTTCCAACTAAAACACCATTCACATAAAGATTAAAATCATTATTTGCATAAGCCAAAGCAACTTTGTAATGTGTTCCAACTGATACCGCTCCGCTTGATATGGTGACTTGTGCAACTCCTTCGTCAAATGCTCTTGCTTTAATTACTCCACCCACATATTCTAAATATATAGAACGCAAGTAATTTGCTGCGCCTTTTCTTATTTCCATCAAGAACGGATTTGCTTCATTTTGAAAAATACCTTCCCAATACATTGTTCCCTCCGTTTGACCAATAAGGTCGCTAACGCCAGTCTTACTACAAACATCCCCCGCACGACTCGCAGA